AAGACATATCATCTTTCGATGAGTTGATGCAGGAGAAGAAAGAAGCTCCTGAGCTTCCTGAAGATGTTGCAACCTACATGAGGTTTAAGCAGGAAACAGGAAGAGGGTTTTCTGATTTTCTAAAAACTCAAGAAGAGTTTGATGAAAAGACTGAAGACGAAAGGCTGAAGGAATATCTTTTGGCTACTGAAAAAGGGGTTGACGCTGACGACGTTGAGATTATGATGGATGAGTATTCTTATGATGAAGAATACGATGATGAGGATGTTGTCAAGAAAACCAAACTGAAAAAGAAAAAAGCGGTTGCTGAGGCAAAGGATTGGTTTAGTCAGAATAGGGAGCAGTACAAGGTGAAACTTGAGTCAAGTTCATCTTCGGTTCCTGAAGCTGACAAAGAGCAATACGAAGCCTATCAACAATACATGAAGGAGGCTAAGACGGCTGAGGAGGAGAGTCAAAAGAGGCGTGAGTATTTTATAAAAAGTACGAACGAAGTCTTTAGTAGCGATTTCAAAGGTTTTGAATTTGCTGTTGGAGACAGGAAGTTTCTTTACTCTCCGGGTGATTTGGAAGAGGTCAAGAAGCAGCAGATGGATTCTACGTCCTTTGTAGGAAAGTTTGTAGATGAGAAAGGGTTGCTGAAAGACACGGAAGGATACCATAAGTCGTTGGCAGTGGCGTTGAACCCTGAAAAGTTTGCCAAGTTCTTTTACGAACAAGGCAAGTCGGATGCAACAGACAATACGATGCGTAAAATGAAAAACGTAGATATGTCTGACACGAGGGCTGTCCCTCAAGTATCTCGAAAGGATGGGTTGACAATACGAGCTATTCCTTCAGAATCCGGGCGCGGACTTAAAATACGCAGCAAGAAAAGTTAACGAGACTAAAAAATAAAAAATGTCTGTACTATCAAATCCGGGCTTTAATCTACAGCCCTCTTCGCAGCGCATTGCGTTGCCAACAAACTACATTACCGACTTCAACTTCTTGAATCAGTATCTGCCTGATACTTATGAAAAGGAGTTTGAGCGTTATGGTAATCGTACCGTAGCTTCTTTCCTTCGCATGGTAGGAGCTGAAATGCCAACTACTTCTGACCAAATCAAGTGGGCAGAGCAAGGTCGTTTGCACATTAAGTACACTAGCTGTACTTCAGGCGCAACAGCAACCTCAGATACTGCTACTATCACAGTTGGCGATGCTCTTGACCCCAATCCTGCTGCTACAGATGGCTCTGCTAATCCTTTGAATACAGGTGGCATTGCTATTCGAGTAGGTCAGACTGTTATGATTACATCTAACACAGGGACCGGTGCTAACAAGGGTATTGTTACTTCTGTTGACTACGCCGCAGGTACGTTTGCTGTAGCATACTACGAAGCGGGCGGTCAAGAATTTGGAGACAGTGAAACTCTGACAGTATTCATCTATGGCTCTGAGTTTAAGAAAGGTTCTGCCGGAATGGTTGAAAGCTTGGAAGCCAACGATGAAATCTTCGACAACAGCCCTATCATCATGAAGGATGCCTATCGTGTTACAGGCTCTGACATGGCTCAGATTGGTTGGATTGAAGTGACTACCGAGAATGGCGCTACCGGCTACTTGTGGTACATGAAGTCTGAGCATGAGACTCGTCTCCGCTTTGAGGACTACATGGAAACTGCAATGCTTGAGGCTGTTCCTGCTGAAGAAAATTCAGGAGCTATTGCCGTTACAGCTGCGGGTGTAGGTAATAAGGGAACCAAGGGTATTTTCTACGAGGTAAACAATCGTGGTAACGTCTTTGGCGGTGGATACCCAACTGTTCTTTCTGACTTTGACGACATCATCTCTCGTTTGGACAAGCAGGGTTCTATCGAAGAGAACGTACTCTTCTTGAATCGTGAGGCTTCATTCGCTATGGATGATATGCTTGCTGCTCAGAACTCTTACGGAGCCGGAGGTACTTCTTACGGTCTGTTTGACAATGACGAGCAGATGGCTCTGAACCTTGGGTTCTCAGGATTCCGTCGTGGTTATGACTTCTACAAGTCTGATTGGAAGTACCTGAACGACCCCACTATGCGTGGAGGTTTGAGCGATGGATGGGCGTCCGGTGCAACTTCTGCGCAGACCATTACGGGTATGCTCGTTCCCGCAGGTTCTACAACTGTGTACGACCAAGTTCTCGGTAAGAACGCTAAGCGTCCTTTCCTGCACGTTCGTTATCGTGCTTCTGAGACTGAGGACCGTCGTTACAAGACATGGATGACAGGTAGCGCCGGAGGTGCTGCAACTTCCGATGTCGATGAGATGAAGGTTAACTTCTTGACCGAGCGTGCTGTTTGCGTCATGGGAGCTAACAACTTCTTCTTGTTCCGCTACGGAGCGTAATCAGTTGAGTGATTAAGGGGGCGAAAGTCGCCCCCTTTTTTTTATTTAAATAAAGTGCAATGAAACAAAAACAAAAGTTCGAGGACAAGGTGTATCGCCTAAAAGCAAACAAGGCTCCCATGTCCTATATCCTTCCAACGCGCCATAGTCGCGCTTATCCCCTTACTTATTTTGATGAAAGCACAGGAGAGAGCAAAGCTCTTCGATATGCTACAAATCAAAAAACTCCGTTCATGGAAGAACAGGAGGGTGAGGTAATACTCAAGCCTGTGGTTTTTGAAAACGGTATGCTTACCGTTACCAAGCAAAACCAAATTCTTCAAAACTTTCTTTCTTTTCATCCTCAGAATGGCTCTGTGTTTGAGGAGGTCAATACTGAAAAGGATGCTCAAGAGGAGTTGGACATTTTAAACATTCAAGCAGACGCTATTATTGAGGCGAAAAGTCTTGATGTAGATGCTCTTGAGATGGTTTACCGAGTTCTTTTTGGAAGAGACCCTCAGAGGCTAACTACTGCTGAGCTAAAAAGAGATGTTCTTGTTTATGCTAAGAACAATCCGCTTGAGTTCTTGGAATCACTTAGTGACCCTGAGAATGAGTACATGGCTCAAATTCAATCTTTCTTTGATGAAAACCTTCTTTCTACCCGCAGGTCGGGCAGCGAGGTTTGGTTCAATACCAAAGGCAATAAAGGGAAGATGTTGAATGTCCCGCACGGCATGAATAAAAATGTTGTGGTTGCAGAATATCTTAAATCAGACCAAGGCATTGAAGCTTTGAAGCACTTAGAGGCTGAGCTGTAATTTGCTGTACTGCAATTTTGAAGGGGCCTACGGGCCCCTTTCTTTTTTGTAATTTTGCGTTTATGATAAATTCAGTAAGGCAAACTGTTTTAGCTGTTTTGAACAAAAACAACTATGGGTACATTACCCCTGCGGATTTTAATCTTTACGCAAAACAGGCTCAACTAGAAATATTTGACGAGTATTTTTATAGTTACAACAGGCAGATAAACAAAGAGAATGCGCGTCAGTCAGGTACTGATTACGCCAATATCTCTAAAGCATTGGCTGAGGTCATTGATACGTTTTCTGTTACAAAGCCTTTAGGCAAAACTTCTTTAGGTGTAACTGCATTCAATAGCAACTTTTACTTGCCAAGCCCATCAACTACGGGAGATGATGAGTACATGATAAACAAGCTGATGATATACACTACGCTTGTTACTTCGGGTACATCTTCTGCTGTTGTTGTTAACAGCCTTAGAGATAGCTCTGCAAATTTTGTATCGTCAGGTGTTTCTGTTGGCGACCTTGTTTTGAATACTGATTCAGAAACATCGGCTTATGTCACTAGTGTTTCTCAATTTACATTAGGTCTTAGCGCTGATATTTTTGCAGGAATAGGTTTGGGGTATGCTGTTTATGATTCAGATTACATAAAGGAGGCTGAGAGGGTAAATCATTCTAAGATTACAATGCTTAATTCAAGCCTGCTTACAAGCCCTTCAGAGACTTTTCCTGCATACACACAGCAGGAGGAGCTTGTAACTATTTATCCTATAAGCATTTCATCTTATGGTCAGGCTGTTGCTCAGTACATAAGATACCCATTTGAACCTAATTGGACGTACAATCAAGTTGGAGGCTCTCCTGTTTTTGATGGAACAGCTTCAGACTATCAGGATTTTGAACTTCCTCTTGACGATGAATATTCTTTGGTTCAGAAGATTCTTCAGTATTCCGGAATGTCAATAAGGGAAATTCAAGTAACACAGTTTGCCCAAGGACAAGAGCAGGCTGAAAATACTATTCAGCAATAATGGCTTATTTATCCGAATACGCTTACTACGAAAACAATGGTAATTCACCTCAAGACAAGAATTGGGGCTCCTATCAGTATGTTTCTTTAGAAGACATCGTCAACAACTATATGTTGATGTACTCCGGAAATCACAGCCTTGTAAATAATGAAGAGCGTTTTAAGGTTTTGTTTCATGCTAAAAGAGCAATACAGGAACTAAACTATGATGCTTTCAAAGAGCTGAAAGTTCTTGAGCTTGATGTTGAGGCAAACCTTAGATACATACTTCCATCTGATTATGTCAATTGGGTTCGTGTTTCTATGTACAAAGACGGCTATCTGTTTCCTCTTGTAGAAAATATTCAGGTTCAATCTGCTAATGCGTATTTGCAGGACAGCGATGGAGAGATATTGTTTGATGAAAGTGGGAACATTCTTAAGCCCGACAACTCAAAGATTGACAAGGAAAGGCTTGATGGGACAAAGAAAAGTATTTACCTAAACGAGGACAGCCCTTATAATGGATACGAAGGGTGGTGTATAGATGGCTTTTGGTACTTTTCTTATGGCTTTAGCAGGTTTGGTTTGAATACTGAAACCGCTAATCGAAACCCAACTTTTAGCATAGACAAAAAATCCGGAGTGATAAATTTTAGCTCAGGGATTGAAGGTCAGTCTGTAATTCTTGAATACGTTTCTGATGGAATGGAGGGTGGAGATGACACCTCAATTAGTGTAAACAAACTTTTTGAAAAGTACATTTATGCATACATCTCTTATGAGATTATGAATACGAAGTTGGGCGTTCAGGAATATATTGTTGCAAGAGCAAGAAAGGAAAAGAGTGCTTTGTTTAGAAATGCAAAGCTTCGTCTAAGCAATATTCACCCCGGTAGGCTTCTTCAAAACATGAGGGGCCGGGACAAATGGCTTAAATAATGGCTAACCTTTCGAGGAATTTTATTAAGGGGCGGATGAATAAATCCGTCGATGAAAGACTTTTACCTGATGGCGAATACATAGATGCACTAAACATCAGGTTAGGCTCTACTGAAGAGTCTGAGATAGGTATTGTAGAAAATGCAAAGGGCAATACCAAGCTTACCGAATTAGTTGACCTGCTAGACCCCGCTCTTCCTCGTCTTGATGAAGAAGAAACTTTTTGCATAGGTTCATTTGCGGATGACACCAATCAAACAATTTATTGGTTTGTGCATTGCGCAGCGCTTGCCTCAAGCCCGACGGGTATTATGGATTTGATTGTCTCGTACAACGAGAGTACGTCTGTAATGAACTACCATGTGATTAGCACATCTACGCTAAACTTTAGCAAAGACTATTTGATAAATGGAGTAGACCTTATTGACGGCCTTTTGTTTTTTACAGACAATTTTAACCCTCCAAGGTTTATCAATGTCAAAAGAAACTATGAGTACCCTGATGCATCTACATATGTAGACCCTGCAATTTTAGAAGAGCAGTTGTTGGTTGTCAAAAAGCCGCCATTATCTCCACCTCCTATATCTCTTTTGAGGACTTCGGATAATGAAAATTTTCTTGATGATAGGTTTGTTTGCTTCGCATACAGGTATAGGTATTCTGATGGAGAGTATTCTGCTACCTCTCCGTTTTCAGAACCTGCTTTTAGCTCTAGGCCGTTTGCTTTTGACCTAGAAGATTTTTTAAATGAAGGTGCAAGCAATGCTTATAATGTTGCTGAAATTACTTACAACACCGGAGGAGAGTTGGTAGTTGGAATTGATATTCTTTTTAAGAATATTTCTGACGGAACAATCAAGGTTATTGAAAAGATAGATAAGGCTGAAAGAAACTTGGTTAACAACTCTGATGAGGTTTATCGTTTTGACAAAAGCAAGATTTATACAATACTTCCTGAGTCTGAAATACTGAGGTTGTATGACAATGTCCCTTTGTTGGCTAAAGCTCAGACATTGATGGGGAACCGTCTTATGTACGGGAATTATGTAGAGGGAAATGATATGGTAGACTCTTCGGGTCTTCCTGTTTATGTAGACTACAGAATTGACCTTGTATCTGATTTTATAAACAACACATCTATTCCGG